CTAACAAGTATTTGCAAATAGAATTTTTTTTATTGTATATATTATTTCTATTTGTAAATTAAAAAAATTGAAATAATATAATCTGATACGCATAATATTATTTTTATAGTATTCTAATGGAATTATCAGACGAACAAAATAAAATCATACAAAGTATTTTGAGTGGTAGTTCGGTTGTGGTTGATGCGGTGGCGGGAAGTGGTAAAACAACAACAGTATTTGGAATTGCAATATCAAATCCAGATAAACAAGTAGTTCAACTTACATACAATACAGCTTTAAAAGACGAAGTTAGAAAAAAAACTGTTGAAAAAAATATTACAAATCTAACAGTTTATAATTATCACGGACTCGCAACTAAATATTATACACCTTCAACAACTGATTCTGGTATTATTCAGACTATAAGAAATAATATTAAGATTCGTCAAAAAGATACATTTGATATTGTTGTAATTGATGAAGCTCAAGATATGACTTTAAACTATTATCATTTAATCTGTAAATTTTTGTCAGATATTGAATTTAATCAGATACTGGTAGTATTGGGTGATAGATATCAGGGAATTTTTGAGTTTAATAATTCAGATACAAGATTTCTCACAATGGCTCATCATATATGGAAAACAGATAAATTCGAACATCTAACTCTTTGTCATAGTTATAGACTTACCTCACAAATCGCATCATTTGTAAATAATTGTATGTTAGGCAATCAACGTATTGTGGCTCACCGAGTTGGAAAATACCCCGTCTACTACTATGTGAATACTTTTAAAAATATATGTTCGAGATTTTGTAACAAAATAAAAGAATTTTTGTCAGAAGGATACAAACCTGATGATATATTTGTATTAGCACCTAGTATAAAAAATTTTAATGTAAAAAAACTAGAAAATATGTTAGTTGAAGATATGATACCAGTGCATTTTGCGAGGGAAGAGCAAGAGCTTACTAATAATGATGTAGTTGCTGGTAAAATTGTATTTACAACATTCCATCAATCCAAAGGGAGAGAGAGAAAAATTGTGTTTGTGTTTGGTTTCGATGAATCATATTTTGATATTTTTTACGATAGATGTGGAACCAAAGACCGAAAAATATGTCCAGCGGAATTATATGTAGCAGCAACACGTGCTTCAGAAATTCTTGTAGTTTTTCAAAATATTGAATCAAATCCACTACCATTTATAAATAATTTGATTGATTCAGATGATTTAACTATTATCCGAAACAGTAAATATATAGCAAAATCAAATATTAATAAAAAAGAACAATCACATCAATTATGTGTATCAAATTTTATAAAATTTATAAATGAGGCAAATAATGAAAAAATACAAAAAAATATAGACAAACTATTTGTATCTAATAAAGAATCTTATAATTGTCTCAGCATACCTTCAACTATAACAAATAAAAATGGATTAGTTGAAGATGTATCTGATCTAAATGGACTTTTTATTCCAATGATATGGGAAAATAATAAGTGTAATGGTTCTACTATTCAGAGTTATGTGCATCGTAAATTAGATGGTAATATTAGTATGGAGAATGGAAATATATTAGTTCGTGAAGAAAATATTTCAAAACCAGTAGCTAATTTTATAAAAAAATATTTAAAAGAAGATATTGAAGAACATGAATATTATATGAGTATTGTAAATTTATATGTTGCATTATCTGAATCAATTTATTCAAGACTCACTCAAATTGATTCATATGATTGGTTGCAACCAGAAATTTACAATCAATGTCATGCATATATGGATTCTCATATAGGTAACAATCCAAAGTTTGAAATTGAATTATCATATAAAATATCTACAGAATATGGAGATTTTAATCTTTATGGAAGGATTGATATTATGGATTCAGAAACTGTATGGGAAATTAAATGCACAAGTGAGATAAAATTAGAACATTTGATTCAATTGGTTGTATATGCATGGATATATACAAATAGTATGAGTGATAATAAAAAATTTAAAATTATTAATCTAATAAGTGGAGAAATTAACGAGTTATTGTATAATGCAAAATATGTTGATAAAATAATAAATATATTATTTGAAAATAAATATGGGACAAAGAAAAAAAATAGTGATAAGATGTTTTTGAAAAAATGTGAAAAAATCTATTTATCATATAATGTAGATATTGATGAATAAGTCATAAAATTATTTTTTATATATGGTAAAAATATAATCACTATATATTTTATGAGTCATCAAATATCAGTTACAAAAATATTATCAGTATTTTATTTAATTATTAGTTGTTCAATGCTTCAACCATTGTTATCCAAACAATGGAATACAGCAGTTCAGAATAGCAGAATTGCTCAACATATAATTGGTTTTGTATCTGTATTATCTCTTATTTTATTCGTATCTGACGGATATACGGATAATCAGACTATATTTGTGTATGGAATTGGAATTTATCTATGGTTTTTGTTATGCACTAAATTAGATATTCATCTTAATATAATGATTCTTATATTGGTATTGGTTGGAGCAATGTATGAGAATCAGTTAAAATATAGAAAGAATATGTTATCAGATGATAAAATTTTAACTGATGCTGAAAAATATATTATTGTTAAAAGAGAAGAGTTAAAAAATAAAATGGTTGTTGGGGGGTTGATTGTGTTGACTCTCATCGGCACATATACATATAGTCGAAAAAAACAAATTCAGTATGGAGGTGGTGGATTTGATGCTATAAAATTCTTATTTTACTAAATTATATATAGAATAATATGATTAGTATTAGTATGTGGTCTTGTAGGAAAATATTTATAATTTTGGGAACAGTATGTATGGGAGTGGGTGGTATCTATATGGGTAGAAAAATTTATAACAAATATTGGAAATCAAAAAGGTATGATAATTTTACATCAAATACATTTGTTGAAGAATCTCAAACAAATCAATCCAATAAATCACATGAATCAGAATCTGATGAATCAAATCAATTAGAATCACATGAATCAAATCAATTAGAATCCAATGAATCAGATGAATCAGAATCCAATGAATCAGAATCCAATGAATCAGATGAATCAGAATCCAATGAATCAAATCAATTAGAATCCGATGAATCACATGAATCACATGAATCAGAATCCGATGAATCCAATCATCACACAACAGATTTAACAATATCTAAAGTTCTTACACCAGATGAACATAATATGATGACTGGTGGAACAATTTTACTATAATTTTTATTATTATGATATGATAATAAATATAATATTTTTTTATTTTCTATAAGAGATTTATATGCCTAAATATCCCAATATATCGGATGATAATTTTTATAAAAAAATAAGTAATATATATAACAAGTTTAAAGTTCCTAAATCTAATAAGACTATCGATGATATATGTAGACCAAAATCATTTAAATTACAACTTCCGCAAACTTTTTTATCAAATTTTATAAATCCAAATACGCCATATATGGGGGTGTTGGTTTATCATCGAATTGGTGCTGGAAAAACTTGTACTGCTGTGAGAGTTGGAGAGGTTTGGAAAAAGAAAAAAAGAATTATTGTTGTTGTTCCGGCAAGTTTGAAAAATAATTTTAGAAATGAATTGAGAAGTTTGTGTGCGGGTAATAATTATTTGAAGGAGGATGAGAGAAAAGAATTATCGACATTGTTTCCAACTGATGATAGATACAAAGAATTGATAGAAATTAGTGACCAACGAATCGATAAATATTATGAGATTTATTCATATAATAAATTCATCGAATTAGCCAATGAGAAATCAATTAATTTAAAAAATGCATTGTTGATAGTAGATGAAGTGCAAAATATGGTATCAGAAGAAGGTTCATTCTATAATGGATTATATGCTATTATTCATTCTGCTCCAAAAGATTTAAGAATCCTTTTATTATCAGCTACCCCGATGTTTGATAGACCAAATGAAATAGGGTTGACACTCAATTTATTAAGATTACCCGAAAAATTTCCAATAGGTAATGAATTTAATAATATGTTTATAAAAACTATTAAAAAAAATGATGGAACAGTAAGCCATCAGATAAAAAATATGGACAAGTTTAAACAATTATGTAAAGGTTATGTGTCTTATTTTAGAGGAGCAGCTCCAATTTCATTTCCAAAAATGACAACAAAATATGTATATTGCGAGATGTCTGATTTTCAATACTCTGCATATATGAAAGTTGCAACAAATGAAGAAGATGATAACAAAAAGAAAATATTAAAAAAAGTTATGGAATCATTAAATATTACTGATTTACCTAATAATTTTTATATTGGTTCTAGAATGATTTCAAATGTTGTGTTTCCAAATAAAAAAATTAATCAACAAGGATTTGATTCATTTACAAAAAAATTAATTCAGAATAGATTACATGATTTTTCAGTAAAATTTAATATGATTATGGATAAAATAGAAAAATCAAGTGGTAAAACATTTGTATATTCGGGTTTTAAAGAATATGGTGGAATTAAATCATTTGTAAAAGTATTAGATGCTTTTGGATATAAAAATTATTTAGAAGCTGGAGTGGGAGCAAAAAGATATGCAGTTTGGAGTGGTGATGAAGATATTAAAGTTAAGGAAGAAATTCGTTCAACTTATAATATGAAAGAAAATATTGGTGGAAAAAAAATAAAAATATTATTAGGTAGTCCATCTATTAAGGAAGGTGTATCACTATCATCTGTAAGATATGTTCATGTGATGGAGCCATATTGGAATCAATCCAGATTAGACCAAGTTATTGGTAGAGCAAGTAGATTTTGTTCTCATATGAATCTACCAGAAAATAAAAGAAATGTTAAAGTCTACATATATGTTGCATGTGCACCTGGATTTTATAAAGGAAAAAATGTTGGAACAATGGTAGACGAACATATGGAATGGATTGCAAGAGAGAAGCAGAAGCTGATAGTAAAATTTGAAAAAGCCATCAGAGAATCAGCAGTTGATTGCCAATTAAATAAAAATGCTAATGTGTATGAGGGTGAGGAATCATTAGAGTGTGAGGTTTAATTATTAGTTGACTTGATATTTAACTCTTTTAAGTTTAATAGTAAAATATTACACCATTTTCACTGAATAATGGGACATATTAAAGTGAAAAAAATGTAATTGCACCTTTTCAGGCGTGATGATATTTGACGCTATTATTATTAATAAAAATAGGGTTATCATCTTTTATTTCTTCGGGAAACTTATAGTCTCTCCTAAATTTATCTGGTATATGTTGAGAAATCTTCGATTCCTCAACATCAAGCGTTACGTTTCTTCGAAACCGTAACGGTCGGGTTTTATCTGTTAAATATGTTTTTACTATCTTGACCATATTATTTACCGCATTCATATCACGATTGATACATCCCATTCGTTT